GTTGTTTACAAAGTTTGTACCTTCTTTATGAATGACACCACTAACACCTAAAATATTTTGTTCGGGTAAATAAATTTTTAAAAAGGGTTTTTGGTCTACTTCTGTAATAACTTTTCTAAAGATTCTGGTAACCCCATTAACAACCGCCTCTCTCTTTACAATCGAATATGAAATTAATCTATTATTACCATCAAAATTAGGGATTTTTAATCTGTTAGGTTCCCCTCTTTTATTGAATGGATTTGAGAAATCAATGTCCTCTATAGTTTCAAAAACTTGTCCTCCACCAGAAACTTGTGCTCCCGATTTAATTGTACCCAAATAACGTTCATCTTCCTTATCACCTCTAACAGGTACTTGTATTGTAAAATCACACAAAGCAACTGATGGTCGATTTCCCGGTATTCTCATACCGTATGTCTTAGCAATATGATACAAGGATTGTCTTTGTTGTGCAAAATCCAACATGGTTTCTTGCCAAACCCTATCAATGTGAAAGTGTAAGTTATCTGTTACCGCAGCGTTTAAATCCAATAATACGGAATATATAGACGCGTCATTTGTGTTTTTAATTAAATCAGGATAATATTCCCTTGTAAGATTGACCAATTCCTGTCTTAAACTAGCAAAGTCTCTTACGGCATATGATATTTTTTTAGCCATGTTATATGTTAATAATTATAAAATCCGACGAAACAAAAGGTTCGTTATTTATGTCATAGTCAATCCTAACTTTAGCGGTGTATGGTTTTGTAGAATAATCTGAAACTCTAAATAATCTTGAATCTTCATCTTCTTGAGGACTTGTTGGTTCCTCGGGGTCTTGGTCAGCTGCAGTTACTCTAATTGATTTAATTTCTAAATTAGGGATGTATGTTTTTACTGAAGTTCTAATCTCATCTTCAATTTGTCCCCACGTAACAGCATCGTTTGGTTCGAAAATGAATTCATATAATCTAGTACCAAAATCAGGTAGATAATATCTTGAACCTTTTCTTGTTAATAATAAATGAATTAAGTTCGCACGAATCTCTCTTTCAGGTGTTTCAGTCATTACCAAAAAATCACCTTTGGGACTAATTCTAAATGGAAAATCTATACCATACGTTATCGCCATACTAATAAATATAACTAAAGAAGAAATACTTATAAATAAAAAATCCCAACCGAAGTTGGGATTGTGTATATTGTTTGATTTTTTTGCTCCTTTTATAATCAAACAAAGTAGATGTTTGCGGTCGGTCGCGAACTATTATTGGAGCCATCTACAGTTACGAGCCACAACCTTCACATTCAAAAGGAGAATCTGTTGGTCTTGATGGTAACGCCATCTCGACTACTTCCTCTTCTTGTTGTTTATTTTGGTTGTATGAAGTGTTTTGTACTTCGTTGGCTTCAACTGTAGGTTTCGCTGTTGCGGTATCAATACCTAACCCCTTAATCGGGTCAACAGCGGCTCTGGTTCTGAGATAATACATCCCAGTTTTCAAACCAAGTTTCCATCCATAAAGATGTGCAGCTAAAACTTTGGTTTTGTTCGCGTTATCAATAAATAAATTTAATGATTGTGATTGGTCAATATAAATCGACCTGTTCGCAGCCATGGTCAAAATTCTTTTCTGAGACATTTCCCAAACTGTCTTGTACACCTCTTTTACTTCAACAGGTATTTCGGGAATGTTCTGAACAGAACCATTTTCCATGATTAATTTTTTCTTCAAATCTTCTGACCATAAACCTCTTTCAAGTAATTCGTTTACAAGGTGTTTATTGATTACAATAAATTCACCACCTAACGTTCTTCTTGAATATAAATTAGATGTAAATGGTTCAAACGCTTCATTATTACCGAGGATTTGAGCAGTAGAAGCTGTTGGCATCGGAGCAACTAATAGAGAATTTCTTACACCGTGTTTAACGATTTCTTTTCTCAAAGTCTTCCAATCCCATCTTCCACTCGTGTCTTTATCGGTTTTACCCCACAATTCATATTGAAGTATTCCTTTAGATAATGGGGAACCTTCAAATGTTGAATAATAACCGTGTTCAATCGCCAAATCTTTAGATGATGTTAACGCCGCAAAATAGATTGTTTCGAAAATTTCAACTTGTAGTTTGTCAGCATCTTCACTTTCAAATGGTAATTTTAACATACAAAAAACATCGGCCAATCCTTGTACACCTAAACCAACTGGTCTATGTTTCATGTTTGAAAGTTTTGTTTCCTCTGTAGGATAAAAATTCAAATCAATAACGTTGTTTAGGTTTTTTACCACTTGGTACACATATTCATAAAGTAATTGGTGGTTGAATTCTTTATCAATGATGTATTTTGGTAATGCAATTGATGCCAAATTACAAACCGCTTGTTCTTCTGGACTTGAATACTCGATAATCTCAGTACACAAATTTGAGGATTTAATTGTGCCCAAGTTTTTTTGATTTGATTTGTAATTCGCGGCATCTTTATATAACATGTAAGGAGTACCGGTCTCGATTTGTGCGGTTAAAATTGCATCCATCAATTTTCTCGCTTTTACAACTTTTCTGGCTCTACCTTCTTTTTCATATCTCTCATAAAGTTCGGTGAATTCTTGTGTGGATGAAAATGGGTCATCATACGCATCGGATAAACCCGGTGCTTCATCGGGTGAAAATAATGACCAATCACCATCTTCCTCAACTCTCTTCATGAAAAGATTTGGAGTCCACATCGCCAAGAATAAATCACGAGCTCTCAATTCTTCTTTTCCGTGATTTTTTCTCAAATCAATGAATTCAAATACGTCTGAGTGCCATGGTTCAAGATATACAGCAAAAGAACCTTTTCTTTTACCACCTTGATTAATCCAACGAGCAACTTCATTGTATGTTTTCATCATTGGTAATAATCCATCGGACTCACCACCCGTTCCTTTGATATACGACCCTTTAGCTCTAACGTCATGAACATGAAGTCCAATACCACCAGCCCATTTAGAAATCTTTGCAACATCTTTAATGGTATCAAATAGACCATCAATATCATCTCCCTTGTTACCGATTAAGAAACAAGATGACATTTGTGGTCGACGAGTTCCCGCATTAAATAATGTTGGTGTGGCGTGAGTGTAAAAATGTTGTGATAGGTCGTCGTAGATTCTTAGAGCCATCTCTAAATCTCCATTACAAATACCAACAGCAACTCTCATGTACATATACTGAGGTCTCTCAACAATTCTTTTACCAATTCTTAACAGGTAAGAACGTTCAAGTGTTTTAAAACCAAAATAGTCAAAGTCAAAATCTCTTTCTTGTGCAACCGCACCGTCTAAAGATTCTCTATTTTGAATAACAAATTGATAAACTTCATCAGATATCAATGAAGATTCTTTACCTGTTTTAGGTTCATTAAAAGAATACAATTCTTTAATACACTGAGAAAACTTTTTTGGTGTTGTTTTGTGTAAATTGGAAACCGCCAATCTACCCGCTAATTTAGCGTAGTCGGAGTGGGTTGTAACCATGGATGCTGCAGTCTCAGCTGCCAATGTATCTAATTCAGTTGTTGATATACCGTCATAGATTCCCTGTGTAACTTTAAGGGTGACCAATGTTGGGTCAACATATTCCAAATTTAAATCATCACAAAAAAATTGTATTCTTCGTGTAATTTTGTCATATCTCATTTCTTCCAATGAGCCGTCTCTTTTCTTTACTTTCATATCTAAAATTTAAAAATCAATGTCATCAAATGATGTTGCCTCCATATCTTCTATTGAAGTGGTACTATTAACACCCGCTTTTTGATATTCCGCAACTCGTTTTTCAAAGAAGTTTGTTTTTCCTTGTAATGCAATGTTTTGCATAAAATCAAACGGATTTTCTGAATTATAAACTTTAGAACAACCTAAAGAAATCAATAATCTATCCGTAACGAATTCAAGATATTGTGACATCAAATCAGAGTTCATACCAATCAAACGAACAGGTAATGCCTCAAGAATAAATTCTTTTTCGATTTCCAATGCTCCACAGATAATCTCTTTGATTTTCTTTTCACTAACTTTCTTTTGGATGTGATTATTATGTAAGTGACATGCAAAGTCACAGTGCATACCCTCATCTCGAGAAATGAGCTCATTGGAGAACGTTAATCCTGGCATTAAACCACGTTTTTTGAGCCAGAAAATTGAACAGAATGAGCCAGAAAAGAAAATACCTTCAACAGCTGCGAACGCAATTAATCTTTCAACAAATGACCCTGATTCAATCCATCTAAGTGCCCACTCTGCCTTTTTCTTAATTGCCGGTACTGTTTCAATCGCATTAAATAATTTATCTTGTTCTTGTTTGTCTTTGATGTATGTATCAATCAACAATGAATATGTTTCACTGTGAATGTTTTCC